GTGTCCAGACGCTTTTCATCTTTCAATTTTTTACACCCCCCCCTGTATCTCGTTCATCGTCTTTGTCAAGTGGCAGTCGATGCACAGCATCTGCAAGTTCCCATCCTCATCGCCACCGCCTCTGTATATCGGATTGATATGGTCTAGCTCCATCTCCGTTGGCTCGCACAGCCTCTGACAAGCCTTGCACAAGCCCTTCTGTAGCTGCCAGTGCTTGAGCCGTCTGGCTTGGCGCTCCCTGCCTTGCAGCGTCCGTCCCTGAGGCTTGCGAGGCTCATGCTGCCTCGTCTTGCCTGCCTGTAGATGTGGCAGGGATGGGGTTAATACTTTTAATCTCATCGCGCCACCGCCACAAAACCCGCATCGACCGTGGGTTGATCACGCTCCACCTCTATCTCCATGAGCGCATCATTAGTCAAATCAATGATTTGCGCAAGCTGCACTTTGCCTTTTGGCCTTACCAAAACCTCGATACGCTCACCGCTGGCGATGCTTGCCCATGCCTTGACCGTCCAGTGACGGGGCTGTCCCTGATTCGGCTGGCCGATGATGGTTAGCCCTTTGTTCATTGACCAAATCGCTTTCATGCCCCATACCCCGCACGTTCCGCCCGTTGATTGGCCTGTTCGGTTCGGTACAGCTCAATTTTTAACTGAGCCGCCCGGATCTGTAATGCCAGGTACTCCTCCTCCTGCACCGCTACCTGCAATCCTGTGATGACGGACAAATAATCAGCATGGGCATAGGCGTAAGCCTCCTGTTGCGCCACTGTTTTGATGCCTGCCTTTTCCGCCTCGATCATCAATAGCGCCTTCTGGCTCTTACGAAACTGCTCCAGATAGACGCGGCTGGCTTTGGCTTTGGCGAAGGAACGCGCTTTGTCACGGATGAATGCCAGCGGACGCTCAACAGCCATATCGCTCATGTCGTCACCCCAAATACTCCTCGATAGCCTCACGCGCCTGCTCAAATCCGTAGCAGGTCAGTGCCTCAAAACCTTGTGACTTGGCGCGTTCCTGGAACCGTTTTTGAGGCTCCGACATCCTGCCTGTTTTGGTTTTCATTTCAATCCACAACCCCGAACAGCCGGGGCGCTGCACCATTAAAAACAGGTCGGAAACTCCGGCAATGACTCCTTCAGCCTTGAGCTTTCCGGCTACGGCGGGATGACGCTGGCCACCGTTGGGAATCGCAAATAGGTGGCCGCGATACTGCGGGTATTGCAGGTGGAACCACTCGCAAACTGCGACTTGTTCTTGGTGTTCGGAGCGGACTGGGAGTTTCATACTGCGCCTCGTTGACCAGCCCAATCCACATTGCCAAAACGCATTTTGTCTAGTTGCGTATGCAGCGGAATAATCAAGCCGCGCTCAGAGTCACGCGCCTTTCCGATGATGACCTCAGTACGCCACGGGTCTTGTGTGTTCGGGTTGTAAACTGCTTCGCGGTACAGGAATAGCAACGTATGTGCGTCCTGCTCGATAGAGCCGGAGTCACGCAAATCTGACATTTGAGGCCGCTTGTCACTGCGCTTTTCAAGATCGCGGTTGAGTTGAGATAACAAAATTATCGGAACATTCAACGTCCCCGCCAGAATCTTCAGGTCACGGGTACAGGCCGATACCGCGTTGTTCCGGTTCGGGTCACGCCCCATATCCATCAGTTGCAGATAGTCCACCATGACCAAATCCAGCCCATGACGGCGGCGATGGGCACGAAGGCACGACTCCAGCCGGTTCACGTCCAGCCGTGGCCGGTCATCCACCGCCAATTTCCAGTCGCGCAGCTTGGCGGCAAAGCCTGCCAATTGCCCCCCAACCTCATCGAACTTGGCAGAACGAACTTTGCTGTACGGCACACGGCCAACGCTGGCTGCAAAGCGGTTCAACACGGCAGCGCGAGGCATTTCCAACGAGGCGATGAACACTGACTTGCCAGCGTTGGCGTTGTGAGCGCAGATGTTCAGGGCAAAGGCAGACTTGCCCATACTGGGGCGAGCAGCAATCACAATCAGCTCGCCATCCGGCATTCCAAGCGTCACCTTGTCGATGTCGGCAAAGCCAGTCGGTAAGCCGATCATCTGTGCACCTGAGTCGGACAGGCGTTCAAGGTCATCCAGCCATTCCCGACCGTGCGTGTAGAGCAACTGAACCTCGGCAGAGGTGTCATGCTCCACTGCATCCTGAATCCTGGCGCAGGCCGCGTTAGCGCGTTCTAGCAGCGGTCTGTCGTAGTCGGCCACAATGCCCATCACGTCATGCGCTGACGCAAGCAGCCGCCGCTCGGTAGCCCGTTCCCGCACGACACCCGCATAGTGCGCGATGTTGGTCAACGTCCCCGTCTTGTACAAATCAACCAGATACTCCTTCCCTACCGTGTCAAGATCACCTGATTGGCTAAGCAAATCCATGACCGTCAGCGGCTCGATAGGACTCTGCTTGGCAACCAGATCGGCGATGGCTGTGAAAATCAGCCGGTTTTCGTAGCGGTAAAAATCCTCCGCCTTGACGAGATGTCCGCAGGCATCCCATGCCGCTTCGGAAGCCAGCAGTCCGCCAAGCACTCGATGCTCGGCCTCGATACTGAATCGCTGATCGTTGTTGTGTGGATTCATGTCGGGCTGTACTCACGGTAGGGGTTTGTCGGGGCTGTTTGGGTTTGGGTTGTGCTGGGTTGTGCTGGGCTGGCACGAAGTGGCAGGGTTGAGTTACGCACCCAGTTTCGCCATGTCGCCGCCCAGTCGAGCTTGGTGGCCGCGCTGCCGGTTTTTGCAACCCAGTAATCCCGAAACTTTGCGGACTCGGTAATCACGGGGTAGCCAGGTCGTTCGGCCACAGCCCATTCCGCCCACTCGGTCGGCAGAGCCCAGTCGGTCGGTAATCGTGTTCCCCGTTTGGGGTTGCCGGTTTTTGGGTTATCAGGCTTGGGGTTGTCAGTGTGAGCGGGGGGCGGAGGCACACTTGCCGACGCATCTATCTCCTCTCCCTTAGACTCCCTTAGACTCCCTTCCGTGGTCGAGGACTCATAGAATTGTCGCCTAGTAGTCGCCGAATGGTTGTCGAATGACTGTAGAGAGGTTGTCGAATCTTGGGGTTCTGGATGCTTTTTTGTGGGCTTTTCTATCTTTTGATGATGCCAACCTGTCACTTTCCAGTAACCTTTGCCGCCAACCTCGTAAAAAACCAGTAGTCCGGCAGCAATTAGCTCGTCAACAAGTTTTTGCACATCATCGGCGGTAAAATCATCACCAGGAAACACCTCCATCTTGAGCGAACGAGGGCTCGCCGAATGAATCCCTGCGTCATCGCAGAAATTCCATAGGCCAATGAATAGTAGGCGAGCAGTCGTCGAGCACTCTACGACCTGCTCACTCACCCAGAATTCAGGCTTGATTGTGCGAATGCGAGCCATTAGAAAAGCTCCTTGTTGATTCGATCTATGCGCTTCCGGTCCATGTGTTCGGCGTATTTAGGGTTGCGCTGTTTAACCAGAATCATGATTTCTGACAGGTCAGTAGCAGCCTTGATACGAGCCTCAAGCTCAAGATCGGCCTGCGTAGGCGTAAATGTGTCACCCTTGTTGACGGACGAAATGGGAGGGTTCAGCTTGTTTGCGCAGAGAGTAGCCATGATTGGCCTCCTTGTTTTTGGTTGTGAAACCCGCCACCGGAAGCTGTCAAACCACGGGTGGCAGGCTGAACGGGGTTGACAGACCGGAAACAAGGAACCGGCAGACCCGAAGGTCTCCCCGCCCAGCCCGCCATAACGTCGTGCCGAACGACCAACAAAAAAGCCGAGAGCGTTAGAACACTCACCGGCCATTGCTGGCTTGTTTGCAGGGCTGTCAAACCCTGTCGCGCTATTGAACGCGACAAGGGGACTGTACGCCCTGCTGAAGTGTGTTGTCAAGAGACTCATGGTTCCTCCATAAAGAATGCCTGTTCAACGTCCCTGTTGCGCTCTCAGGCTGCGCCCATGACTGGTTAGGCCAGTCGGCCTTGAATTGGTGCGCCCTGAAGGAATCGAACCCACGACCAACGAATTATGAGTTCGCTGCTCTAACCACCTGAGCTAAGGGCGCATCTCACGGCTGGACTCTGTGCCGAGCGTTGCAAGGCCGCTCTTTTGTGGCACAAAGCCCATGCGTGAGTCGGCTGGTTACGCCAGCCAGTCGCCGCATCAGTGCCTTTAGGTCGAACTTTTATGCGGTTCCCCGACCCCAGTCGCTCATGGCGTTTGTTTCCTCAGCGGTTGGTTGGCACGAACTCCGGCCAAATCTTTTGCCAGTCGTCAGGCCGAAGGTCGCTGCGAGAAACAACCCCGCCCGTTGCCGACTCGATAGCCAGGCAGCGGATGGGCGGAACTGGCCTTGTGTATTTTAGCCATTGTGAAACAGTCGGGGCTTTCACGCCAATTATCCTGGCAAGCTTTGCGCCGCCACCAACAATTTTGATGGCTTCCTCTATAGATGTATTTTTCACAGTCACCTCCCGTAAAATAATAAAGATAAATCGCAGCTTAATAAAAATCAATAGGCATCGGTTAGTAAAACTACCGTTCGTCGGATTCGGCTTTTTATTAGCAAGTGCCTATTGACTGTTATTAGGCATTGTTTTATTGTTCACTCATCGCAAGGGCATGCTGCCCAAGCCAAGGAGAAAGACCATGAGCACAATTTACCTGATGGACTCACACACTGGAACCGTACAGACTGAAGCCCAATGGGCTGATGAAGGCTTCACCATTGACAATTCAGATCTGGTCGAAGTGGTTAAGGTAGCCGTCAAAACAGTCAACAACAAAGGCATTGAGCAAATCGCCAATCTTCTCGGTGAGAAGCACAAACTTGGAAAAGACCACTTCACAGTACCCATGCTGAGGGCATGGGCTGAAGAGGTAGATGATAGTCTAGCCGAGGGAAATGGCGCGTGTTTTGAGATTCGCGCATGGGATTCAGCGAGCGGCCATACGGAGCGCTGCTGCATCACGGATGAAGGTCTGAACACAGACGAAGCATGGGTGGAGATCTAAAAATGATTGGCTACGAAAACAACACTTCTCACCCTGGCTATGCAGCCATGTGTCGTGCCGAGGACGAGCAGGACGCTTTCGAGCGTCGCGTCGAAGAAATAGCGGCTGAAATTGTGGCAGCCCCGTTTGAATCGGACGATTTTTATTATGCTGCTGACCGCATGAGCGAGACGGAGCAGAAAGAAATAGCTGACTGGGTGCAGACGGCTGGATTGATAGTGCCGTACCAGTTGCGTAACGCGATGGAAAAAGCCCGCGAGCTACGGGCAGAACACCAGGCCGTCAAACAAGCCGAGGCCGAACTGAAAAGCTCAAAATACGAAAGAGGTGGAGAATGGTAATCGCTATAACCCGCCAAGCTGCCTTTGCGCTGGCTTGGCAGATGAAATGTCCTGTTGCTCGAATCAATGGGCGATGGGTTGTCAAAACGAACAATAGCAGAGGCTGATATGAGTAACAATGCACTGGTCGAACTGACCAACAAGCTATCAACAACCCTTGGCATGGGTGCTAATGGTGTTGAGCTGTATAACACCCTGAAGGCCACCGCATTCAAGGGGCAGGTAACGGATGCCCAGATGACGGCGCTACTGGTTGTCGCCAATCAGTACAGCCTAAACCCCTGGACTAAGGAGATTTACGCCTTCCCCGACAAGAGCAATGGAATAGTCCCTATCGTCGGTGTCGATGGCTGGTCGCGAATTATCAACAGCCACCCGCAATTTGATGGCATGGAGTTTGAGCAAGATGAGCAGGGATGCACCTGCATTATTTACCGAAAAGACCGGCAGCGACCAATTAAGGTCACAGAATGGATGGATGAATGCAAGCGGGGGACAGCCCCGTGGCAGTCACACCCGAAGCGAATGCTACGCCACAAAGCCATGATCCAGTGCGCACGTATCGCGTTCGGTTTTGTCGGCATATACGACGAAGACGAGGCCAGCCGCATCAGCGAGGCTCAGGAAAAGCACGTGCAGGCCGTTGTAATTGAGCCTGTCGCCCTGCCAGCCTTTGAGCAAGCCAGCTTTGAGTCAAAGATGCCGGCTTACAAAGAGCGCATTGAGGCTGGCAAACCCGCGCAGGAAGTCGTGAGTTTCCTGCAAACCAAATACACCCTGACCGAGGAACAAGTGCAATCAATCCTCGCGCTTGAGTCATCAACAATCGACAGCCCGTCACTTGATGACGCGCCATTCTGAGTATTGAAAAATGAAAACAATCAACCTGCAACAAGGCAGCCCTGAATGGCTCGCCCATCGAAAAAACAGCCGCAACGCCTCGGACGCACCGGCCATGATGGGCGTATCGAATTACAAGACTCGCCAGCAGTTACTGGCAGAAAAGGCCACGGGCATCACGCCGGAAGTCTCGGCAGAGACGCAAGCCCTGTTTGACCGTGGTCACGCCATAGAAGCATTCGCTCGTCCTGTCGCAGAGCGCATCATCGGTGACGACCTGTTCACAGTAACCGGCATTAGTGATGACTGCTATCTGTCAGCCAGCCTGGACGGCATCACCATGGACGGGGAAATTGCATTTGAGTGTAAAACCTACAACAAGGACAAGGCTGAAGCGGTTGCTAACGGAGAGCTGCCGGAGACTGACTACTGGCAGGTCGTGCAGCAATTCGCCGTGTCTGGCGCAAAAAGAATCCTGTACATGCTTTCAGATGGCATAGAAGACGGCAGAATGGCTTATCTATGGGTGGAGCGTGACACTCTTTTGGAAGAGCGCCTCGTGATGGGCTGGCAACAGTTCGACAAGGATGTCGCCGCCTATGTGCCAGAGCCAACCACGGTCAAGGCCGTTGCGACCCCAACGGAATCCCTGCCTGCCGTAGTCGTACAGGTGCAAGGCTCGCTGGCTGTGGCTGGCAATCTGGATATTTTTGGCGCAGCCCTGAAAGAGTTTGTCGCCCGCATTCCCACGCGCCCAGAAACCGATCAAGACTTTGCGGATGCTGAGGCGGCCTGCAAATCGCTCAAGAAGGCTGAGGACGCACTCAAGATTGCAGAGGATGGTGCGTTAGCACAAATCTCTGATGTGGAGAAAATGCGCCGCATGGTTGCCGACCTGTCGGATCTGGCGCGTACCACTCGTTTGCGCACTGAAAAGCTGGTAAAGGCGGAAAAAGAAAACCGCAAACTGGAAAAAATCACGGCTGCAAAACAGGCGTTTGCGGCGCACGTCGGCAAACTGCAAGGCGATGTGCCTGGTATCGTTCTGCGAGTCGAACAACCCGACTTTGCCGGAGTCATCAAGGGGCTATCCAGCCTGTCCAGTATCGACAACAAGCTGGCGGCCACATTGGTTGAGGCTAACAACGCCGCATCAATCACGGCAGGTCGTGTCCGTGACAATATCGACATGCTCAACAGCATTCCTGATTACGCATTCCTGTTCGCCGACAAACAGGAGCTTGCCTACAAGGAAATAGAAACGCTGGAAATGATTATTGAGAAGCGTGTTGCCGACCACAAGCAGGCCGAAGCACGCCGCATCGAGCAAGAGCGTCAGCGTATCGAAGCCGAAGCCACGGCCAAGGCAGAGCGTGAAGCAAAAGCCGTCATTGAGGCCGCTGAACGCAAAGCAAAAGCAGAAGAAGAAGAAGCCCGTCTTGCCGCAGAAAAGACAGCAGCGAAACCCCAAGCGGGAAACACCCAAGTTGCACCTGCTCCGACTGCTGACGCTTCCGTGGCAACCGAAAACAGTTTTTCAGTTAACGCACAAATTCGCATGCTGGTCGCCTCGCATTTCGGAATCAGTGAAGCTGAAGCCGACCGGCTACTGCTCGCCTACGAATCTATTCCGTTTTGAGGAAAGACCATGATCGAAATCATCACCCTCTCCATCATAAACAGTCTCTCCGGTTTTGCCTTCGGTTATTTAATCAAATCGCACAACGAATCCGGCTGGAAACAGATGTATCTGTACGAGCAGAAGAGGCGTGTCCTTGCCGAAGAGTCGAGAGATGAAGTCCATGCCTACGCCATGCGTTTAGAGAATCGGCTAATTGCGCAGCAGAAAGAGCTTGAGAGTTTGCAGGGCGTTGTCGAGATGCAAACCGGCAAGAGCCGCTTGCGTTGATGGAGGTAGAAGCATGACCAGTACCGCATTCTTAAAGCAGCTTCTCGGCCACATCGACCGTACCAGCATCCAGACCGACCCTGTTTATTTGTTGGTCGCGATACCCCGTGACAAGGCCGAAGAAGGCTGGCGCATTGTCATGGCAGAATAAACCAAAAAATTGGAGAAACAAAAATGAACGTACCAGAAAAACACAGAGCAATAGCCCATGCTTGGGTAGATGGAGCAGAAGTAGAAGGACGAAACCTTAAAGGTACCTGGACAACACCAGAAGAGTGGATGACTTGTGGGGATCCTGCATGGCATGAGGACTGGGAATACCGCATCAGGCCAACAAAGCCATCCATCAATTAGGAACATGCAACTGGAAAGACAGCTTGGTTTTACGCCCATCGGCAGATTCGGAGAAACAGGAATGAGCTTTGACACAATACCAGAAGATAAACAGCAGTCATTCCCGTGTGAAGAATGCGGGACTGGCAACATAGTGAAAAACAAAGAAGGCGATTGGGAGTGCGACACTTGCCCAGCTATTTATAAAGCAAAACGCACCGCTGCGTCATCGCTGCCTGAGTGCCCGCAATGCGGAGAGCGATATTGCGGTGACGGCGTAGCCCTCTGCATAGAGTGCGCGAATACAGTGCCGCCAACGACTTGTTAGCTATCATTTTCGGAGAAAGACAATGGAAAAGATTATTGAGATTAAGGATTACAAAGCGAAGGAAGGCTACGCCAACGTGGCTGGGTTTGAGGTTGTGACTGAAAAACAAAGCATCAAGCTCTACATCGACAACGAAAGTTCGTGCTGCGAGGAGTGGGGGTATTTTTGGTGCAACGACAACCCACAGGATTTTATTGGTGCAGAACTACGCACCGTTAGCCTGACCGATACTGCGCTTAACGAAGCGCAGATGAAAGCCAATGACCTGAACCCGAACGAGGAATGGTTTCAAGGCAGCGTGATGTTCGTTAACCTTGAAACAGACAATGGCACACTGCAATTCGTAGCATACAACGAGCATAACGGCTACTACGGACACGAGGCGAAAGTGCAATGCACACAGCTTACACACGCAGAAATGCTGTGATGGCTAACCAGAGTATTCAGCGGCAAGCCCTGAAAACTTCGACGCTGAAATTGGCCGCAAGATTGCACGCCAGAACGCGCGCGAGAAAATCTGGGCTCTGGAAGGCTACCTGCTGAAAGAGCGATTGGCAAAAGCTGGAGGCACGCCAGTGGGTTGTTCCGCTGCCTGAATGGTTGCCGCTTCTTACACAGGGCGGCTAACACCGCATTGCAGCGGATAAACCGCTGCAATGCGGTGTTATGTGTCAGTAGTAAACGATTAGATTACAACTGGAGACGAAATGAGACCAAACATTGTTAATTTGGAGCTTGAGGATTTGCCCGACACCCATACCGCGACTAAAAAATACATAGAGCGGCTTGAGACGGCAATACTTGAGACGATTGAGGAAAACCTACACTTGGCTGATGGCGATGTTTGCACGCTGATAAAACTGAAGCGTGCCATCAATTACTCATAACCATGAGGTAACAGGCAATGAGTGAAGCACAGTATAATGAATTGTCCGAGTTAACTGCCATGTTAGGCGGGGTGCTGAGCTACAGCACGACAGGGCATAACAAGCCTTGCGGACAAACTATAGGCTCCAACGGATGTGGAGACTACTGCATATTATTTGGTGGCTCGCCTGACGAAGCATGGCGGCAATCGCAAGACCACATTAGGACGCTGGAAAAAGAAGGATACAAGCTGACTGCTGTAGTTTTTGTGCCGAATGACCCTGATGGCGGCTACTACGGAAACCCGTTACAAGTAAGAGTCTAACAGTCATAAGCAGCGGTTCACTCGCTGCCTTTGTTTTGTTATGTGTTTTAACTAATTTGAGGATATAGAAATGCTTGGTTGCGACAAAGATATGAAGAAAGTGAAAGAATACAGACTGGCCCCCGACCTTATTTTCACTATACCAAAAAATGAAGAGACATTTTTCTTAGCACCATATCAATTCTACGGTGAAACAAGTACACCGTTCATTGAGATTTACCGAGGCGACGAATTAGTCAGCACTGTAAATTGTGCTTATGTTGCCGAAGTGCGTTTTGACACATAACGCCCGACATAAGCCGCGCCAAATGCGTTGGGTTGAATGAATTGTTATGCATCACGAACCGAGGGGCTGAACATGAAATGGCAACCGATTGAGACGGCACCGAAGGACGACACGCAAACGCGAATGTTGCTTGCATGGCCGTGCGGGGCTGTTGAGCAAGGCATGTACTTGCAAAATGAAAATTGGCAGGGCTTCCGCCCGGAGAGTCTGCGCGTCTGGCCGCTCGGTCAACCGACCCACTTGATGACAACATCCGCCACGAGGCATAACAAAATTACTGACTGATAATAGCCTCACAAGCCGCCCCAGCTATTCCTCTTTTGTCGGCCTCGATAGCAAGTTCTCGACCATGTTCCTCCATCCGTCCGAGCATGTCGGTGAGCATAGTGACGGAACTGTTGGCTGTCTGGCACTCTCGGGGAGTGGCAGCTTGAGCACTGGCTCGCAGGTTATTGAGCGCGATGCGCAACCGGCTAGCAGACTCACCAGCACGATTAGCAGCACCGATGGCTGCATTGGTTTGAGCTTTGGCATTATTCACCACCTCATTTGATTTATTGATTTCAGCTTGTAGTTTTTCACGCGCATTCTTCTCAGCGGCTAGTCGCTCTTGTGCATACTGGTATTCAATTTTTTGTACGGTATAGTCTTTTACCTTGTCCATCGTGACGAGACCGACTAATAAGCCAAGCAGGAAGGCAACCAGTGCAATTTTAGCTGTTATGGTCATAGCGCAACACCTTAATCACAATCAGTAACCAGACAAAGAATAGAATCACAGGCAGCGCGAAGATTGCCAGTAGCGTGATGGCAATGCGGTCAATCATCTTGTCCTGCCTGTTGGATCATGCGAGCAGCTAGAATCAACACAAACGCATACTGATACCAGTTAGCAGGCAAGACTTCTTGAAGCTGCGGAAGAAACTGCTCCATTCCAGCCAAGCTAGTAGCGCCTGCCAGCAGCCAGACAGACCATTTCTTGTGCCAATTTTCTATAATTTTCATAACCGCATAATCCCATTTTTATAGCCACGTTTCGGAGACCAAGAAAGCACTTGGCCTCGCATCCTGTAACCAAAGCCAAGGTGGCACCATTGCTTGCTGCCATTCTGCTCAAAAATTAACTGGTCAAATTGTAGATTACTTTCTGAAATCTTTTTACAAACTTCTTCGATTGTCCCGAAAGCCGGACAGCTAAAATCTACCGCCTTCCCTGAAAGGTGAGAACTAGTACGGCTGCCGCCAACGGCCTTATTCAGCGCAGCAGAGCGGAACCAGCTACTGACCAGCACAGGATAGCCAAGTAGATCCCACACAGAGTCAAGAGATTCAGCCGTGTTTCTGATATTAGCTAGTTCAATGTCATTAGGTGAATTATCAATCTTGCGTGCTTCAGCGGTAGCAGAATAAGTAGCCTCGCGCAGCGTGAAGTATTTAGATATTTTCATTATTTTATTCCTCTTTCAAAATCAATCCCGCCTTTTATGGCGGCGATTATTACGCCGATTGACACAGATATTGCCGCAAGCAGTTTGATAAAACCAATTAGCGTACTGGCTGCCTTCCACGCATCTGCAAGCTCTTGTGTACTGGCTGTGAGCTGCTTCACCTGCTCGGTCAATGATTCAACATCGCGTTTCAGTAGCTCGATTTCAGTCTCAGTATTCATCACAATATTCCGTGTTAGGTCGGTTATCATGTCCACACCCAAGACAGTGCATCACCTCATGCGTGATACATCTTGGGTAATTCTCTTGGTTAATCTTAACTGTGCATATCCCATTGACGACAGTTGCTTGTCCGTACTGGCCACGCGGTAAATCATCCGTAACCGATAAAAGAATTACCGCTTCTTTTTTCTCAGGTGGCGGGACGGGATTATCGAAAAAATCACAGCCAGCCAGCAAAAGAAAACTAAATATCACTAGCGTTTTCATCACGCACCACCTGTAATGGTTGGACGGTGTAGTTTATGGGACTATTCAAGCATGGTTAGGAAAAGGCTTGTCAGGTGGCGTGAAATCTGCTGTGTAACGAGCCACGCCTTTTGTGATGCGGAGTTCATCTATTGACCCAAACAGCGGGTCTGACCCAAATCCAGTCCCAAACAACGTCAACGTCTGGTCAAAATTAAGACCGCCACTGTTCCAACTACCTTTGAACCCACCATTTACAAACAGTCGTACCATTCCCGATTCACAGGAAACGGATAAGTGATGCCACACGTACTTGCTGGGTAGAGGTGTGATTATACGGTCATTTGAGTTAATATAAACCCTGAGACTGTCGTATTTTTGGTAAATAGTTAATCTGCCTTGTGGGTTTATACCGCCACTGTTCAAGTTTTCAAAAAAGTTCTGTTGTCCGTCTGTGTAGTTGAATTTTACCCACATTTCCACCGTCCAATCATCGGTACCGAACACTGGATGACTGGAAGACACTCTCTCTGAAGCATCCCCTGAAAATGTGATACAGCCACCAAACTGCCCAACTCCGCCTATTATTGGGGAGCCTGCCTGGCTCCAAACTCGACCCGTCTCATCCGTCAAATCCCCATCAAAATGTAAAAGAGATGTTACATTATCCCAGTAAGGATCCCCATCTGCTTCAGTAGAATCATCCCCATAGTCCACCGGCACGAGTACAGGTTGTAGGATTGGTCGCATGATTGGAGTCAGCATGATTAGCGCTCCACATCGACGCCGACAGCAGTGGTGATTTCACCGCGGGCAACGTAGTACGTTCCCGGCGCTGCAATGCGAGCTTGTAGGCCGTGGACTTTTGATAAAATCCCGACAAGTTGATCGCCGCCTGTAGTCTTAATCATCACGGAGAGTGCAGCTGTATAAGGGACAGCTCCCGCAGAAAATGCAGACAGCGTTACTGCTTCGCCTGCATTGATAATGACATCAGAACTGTTCGCTGCTGATGTTCCGCTTGCTAAAATGTTTGTACGTGCCATGGTTTTTTCCTCAATGTTTGTCAGTTAAACTCACTTCGCAGAATGTTTTGCATTCTGGCTCAGGTTATTTATTTTCAAGCTCTTCAATGCGAGCAGTAAGCTCTTGGATGGCCTTAACCATCGGCGCAATAAACTGCTCGTAGCCAAGCGACTTAACATCCTCACCGCCATTGATTGAGTGGTCTTGATAGCCTGCAAAGTCCTTACCGAGAGAATCCGCCAGCTCTTTAACCTCATGCGCAATAAATCCATTATGAAAGCGCGAGCCTTTGTGCGTGCCATCATGGGCAATATTTGCCAAGCGGCAGGATTCGCTCCACGCTTCTTGCGCAAGTTGGTCAGCTTCTTTCGCAGGGGCAAAAACCTTTTCCTCCCAGTCTTTTCGATGAGCGTCTAACTCTTCTTGCGTGAAGGGCTCTTCGCCTTCCTCAACAACCGGCTCAGTATACGCTGGCAAATTAGACTCAGGAGCAACAGGACGATAACGGTCACGCGGGTCAAGGCGATACTGCACTGGTCGCAACCCAAGAATAAAATCTAACCCTAGCTCTGTGTCACGTATATCGGCTTTGTCGCGAACATCCGAACGGACATTGACTGCGGATTGGCTGTAAACTGCTGTGGATGTATCGCCCAGTTGGAGCTGGTTGCTACCTGTTACTTGCGCGTTATAGCCGAGGCCAGTTGTGTTTGTCCACGACATAGTGGATGCATCGAGGCACTTGTAGCCAATAGCAGTATTATTTGCGGCTGTCCAGGCTTTTCCAGCTCCGTAGCCTACAGCTACGTTGTAGAGTCCGTCGTAGTTCCCACCACTCTTTGCTTGATACCCAATCGTTACTCCTCGGCTGCCTGCATAAATCTCGTGACCTATAGAAACTGAAAGACGGTGCGCCGAATCTACGGACGAATTTTCGGCTAACGTCGGCAACTTGCTAATAACAACGGAATTCACTATAAATGGAGCAGTGACCGAAGAAGCATCCCGCTTTCCTATAAATATACTTTCAGTGGGATATGCCGTCTTGCTACCAAGACATTGTCCAATGTCTATGGCAAAACCCGCATATGCGGACGGTCCTACGTTACTTCCAATAGCTACTGCGTAATTCCCATAAGTCTGTGTGCCCAAAGACAAGTCACTGCCAAATCCCGCAGTGTAGCCGCTTGTAAATAGGCGGATCGAATTGACAACAATGTCAATTAAACTCCCGTATGACTCCATGGAAGAATTGAAGCCTAAATAATTAGTAGTGGCTTGTAGAGCGTTACTAAGTTGTAGCACATACTTCGACATGCTATTTATCCACATAAACCTCAAAATTCGTGGCTCTGTGCGGTAACTTCCTCTGAATACTCTAGGCACTAACAAGTCAGAATAAGATATATATGCGCTGCCATAAGTAATTGTGCGGGTTGAAGACGTTGAATACACAAAAACAGTTAAAATGTGCCCGTCTCTTGGTGTCCCACTCGGATCTGCAAGCGTCAAGTTTGACGACAAATCTCCAAAAATAAAATCAGTCGTCGCTGTTGGGGTAACTGTACCGCCGGTCGTTGTAATCTGATTATGACTCTTGCTAAGCACCCCACCAACACCCATAGCAAGGTCACTGCCTATCTTGACCCCACCAAGCACGCTGTCGCTCGCTGTTGGCAGAGTGTAATCCTCGACTTCCTCCCAATCACCATCCTTCCGCGCGTACATATTTCCGTCAGACGGAGCATCATCAACGCCTGCCATCTCACCGATGCGCACATGGCGATGCTCTGCGGAAAACGTGGCGTGCGTTACCGTGATCCGATAGACACCGGCGGCCACATAAAAGCGCGCCAGCCCCGCTGCGTCACTCGTGACGCTTGAGCCGATGCTACCGCCAGACGGTGAGCTAAAAAGAGCAGCAGGCGTGCCGCTGCCCTCGTGATACACGCTCACCGTTGCGCCTGCCAGTACGGTCAGGCCATTGGTGATGTACGATTGCCAAACGCTGTAGGTCATACGTCATTCCCTCTCGTCATGGCGTTATTTGTCACGCCGATAATGTTAGCTACACCTTCAATTCTTCGTCCAGCTACACCGCCAATTCCAACTGGGAATATTGCGACATTGTCAACTGTTGAACACCACCCATCAGTGCCATTATTCCCATTTTCTCCACCTTTCCCAGCATTTCCAACCCATGCGCCGCCGAATACTGCTGGGTCGTACCCTCCGAAGCCAGAGCTTGATGCACTTCCATTTTGTCCAGCCCATTGGGGGACGACATCTGGTGATACAGCACCGCCAATACCTGCTACATCCCCCATGCCGCCGCCACCACCGCAAGCCCAAGCATTGCCGCCGCTCACTATTATGCCACTGACACCACCACCACCACCACCACCGAAGAATCTGCCATTATTTGTGATGCTAACCGTAGCAGATGAAGCCTCTACTTTTAATGCTGTACCGCCATTTTTTCCATTTTTGTTAGGCTGAGTATGCCCTGTCGATTTCGTGACATAACCGCCATCTCCAGCCGCTCCTAGTAGAGACCCGTTGATGATAATTTCTAATTTTCCATCCATTCTGCTATCAACAGTCATTGATGGCGAACTTGTCGAGCTGCTACCGACAACAACGCCAGCGCGAATGATGAGTGTTATTTTATCCGTCGGTGCAGGTGCTACTCCGTACACCAAAACGAATTCTTCATATACATTATAATTCCGCGTATCGACACCAATAATCAGTGACTTCTCATTGATTCGAATCGGCCTGTCAAACGCAAATTCTTGAGCGGAAAACTTCAGTAAATCGCGAGCGCGTGAAACGGTGGCGCTCATCACTTGTAATGCAAGAGGTAGTCGCGTTCCGAAAGCGTCCACGTTTGCCCAGATATTGCCGCTCACAAAATCACCGACCCACATATCACCGATAGCACGCGCTGGTGCTGAAAACTCAAATTTTCGTGGGATTTTGCTGTATCTGTCGGTCATCTTCTCACCGATGTCGATGGCGTGAACGGTCGAGAGTCTCGGAATCCATTTTGCAAAAATTGTTTTAATGGTCTCTGTGCGGTTTTTGTCGGGGCTGCCTTCGTCGGTGAAAAAAATCTCACGCGCTGCGTAGTTTTCTTTTTCGTCGCCCTTTAACGGGTCGCGCTGTCCATAATACACATGCACTTGCGTGGCGAGCTGATCAACCGCATCTGAAACCTGTCCGCTGTCAGCTTCGACAACCGCAAAATCATCGACCTGATAAATCGTGTCGCCATCGGCAGGCCGGACAGCTCGCATTTGTATTTTGCCCGTGCGGTCGTTCCACATCGGATAAAAATACATGCTCATGCTCATGCTGTTAAGGCACGTTTCCAAGCCCTCCGGCTTGGCAATCATGCGCGAGTACACGCGAGGCATATAGCTTACCTGTTCAGCCGCCCACTGCGTTTCGTCAAGATATGCCGCATCAATTCCGCCAATATCTTTTACAACCGTCGTCATAATCTGAGCGGGGTTTTTTGCCACAATGTTGAGACACTGCTGAACCGAGTCGCCTGCCTGATGGTCGGCCTTTACAGACTCGCCGTACTGAGCTCCTCGCGTTACAACATCCCCTGAGCGAGTGAAGGCGAATATCTCAGATCCGATACACATCCAGCCGCTTGCATCATATTCTGCACCGATGCCGACGGGGTCTAGCGTAAAAGTAGTAGCGGCTGTCCCAAAATCTGCCAGCAACTTCCCCTTGCTCGCTGGCGGAATCTGTATATTTTTGTCGGCATAAACGCTAAAAATATCACGCGCGGTAATCTGCACTTTGCCGTCGGCATTCGGTCCTGATAATGCGGTGATGAAGAACCGGCGCATCTCGACATCAACAAGCTGGCCGCCTTCGATGAGGCCGGTACAGTAGCGCATCTCGCGCCCGATGTAGTAGGGATTCCGCGCCCTCCATTTTGTCCAGAAGGTAGCAAGATGCTCAGGGTCGTAGGTCGGAATGCGGCTGATGCGATTCGCCAAATACGGGTCAGTAACGCGGTCACTGTCTGGCATGTCCTGAATTGTGACGGTGAGGCCGCCACGGGTGCCTAGTGCGCTCCTGCTGCTGTCTGCGCCAATCGGGTTTATGCTGGATTGCGAGACGCTGATGCCGCGTAGCATCGCCAGCCAGTTTGCGCCTAGTGGCTTGTACGATTGCGGTTGATACAGCTTAAGCGTGAGCGTGCCTCGGTTGTAATTTGCGGGGTCGATGCACGTCTGGCGAGTGTTAAAACATTCTTGACCACCGCCCATTGCCAGCGTTGCCGTGCAAGGACTTGTGCCGAACGTGCGCGTGCAAAAATCCTGATCGAACTCGACCCACTCCATGACCTCGCGTGCGTCATCAATATCAATCATCTGTCCACCCGCGTCCGGAAAAACTCCACGTCATAAACTGAAAATTTGCATAGCTTGGCGCTTCGGTTTTGTCGCAAAAAACATACGCTGCCTCAAAGGGATAAAGGTCAGGCCGCCATAAAAAAAAGAATGGCCTGTAACGCATTTTTTTAATCAATGGACGGATATTTGAGCGCACCCATTGCGGAGATAAATTATTAAAACTTGCCGATACGTCTATGCCTTGACGACGAATCGTTCGCGCTGTGAATTGCCCTGCTTCGCTCATGCCACCGTAGATTGTCGTATCATAAGCCATCGAGTACGGCTTAAAACCGCTAGTGATGCAACGCTGCATGGCCAAGGCTTTACCGGCATATACTACGCCAATTTCTGGCGCGTCATCGCCTGTCAACGTAAGCCTGAGGCCGCTGACAAATGACGATTCAAGCAACAGCATAATCGGCACGTTTTCGCCAACCTGCGCAGCGTATAACTCCGTGTACGTCACGCCATCCGTAGTGACCTCCACCTTTATGCTGGTGCCCAAATCGCCCATGTTGTGCGCGGCAATGCCTATATAATCAATCTCTGCCGCATCAAAACTAAAGTCAATGGTGGCTGGCATTTCCTGCGGCTTCCATCGCTCGCTCGTCCATGGGCTGGCGAGGTTGTCCGTAAAGAATCCCGCTTCAGTGCTGCTCGCAGTTATCTGCCCGCGCTTGATAACGCTATCAATGCCAATCCTTGCATGAGAAAACGGGAATGGCGGCTGCGGATTGTTATTGCCGCCACTCGGCAGATAAAAATCAGGGGAAATAACGGTTGTCATGCTGTTGCCCCGTTGAGGGTGTACCCATCTTTGAATGCTTCGTTCAGCAGAGATATTACACCATCGCGGCTGAAAAAATCTCCTTGAAGATTGATATTCGTGCGCTGCGTCGGTTGAACCTGTTGCATTTGCGCATTCACGCCCTGCGTCACGCTTGGCGCTGCGGTTGCCACAGACCCACCGCCGAAGCTCGCATTTTTGATTGCAGCAATATTTTGTATTCCAGCCGCCGCCACCAGTGGAGCCATTGCCCAACCAATAAAAGGAATTGTCAAAGCTTCCATTACGCCAAGTGACGTTGCGACAATAGCTTTTCCAATTGCTGCGGCTTTGCCAATCTCAAACATTTTTCGAGAGTGGCTATTCATTAGCGTGCTAATCGTCCCTAGCGCGTTTTGTGTTTTGCTTAAATCGTCTTTGCTAAATTGCCGACGGATATTGCTCAGGTTTTCTTGATGAACACGCTCTAAATCCTCCATTGTTATGGCGGATGTTTTGCCTTGAATAGCCATGTCCTCTTGGTGTTTTTTGAATCGCTTAAGCTGCGCTGCATAGCGTTCGTTTTCTTTCTCCTCGTCGCTCTTGAACTCGTCCGAATCTTTGCCGATGATGTCGTCACTGTTAAGTGGTTTTGCGCTAAAAAAACCACCCCACTCTTTGATCATGTCTTGCGATATTTTGGCAAACGCCATTTCTTTTTCAGTGGCACCAAGTAATTCTAGTGTCCTCAGCGTCAGCTCTTCTTTTGACTTTCCGAGAGCTTGATAATCTTCATTTAGCCCAACCAATATTTCTTTAATGCTGTTTTTCCTGTCTTTTTCTATTTTCTCCGCCGCCGCTGCTGCTGCGGCGGCTTTTTCTGCGGCTAATTTTGCATCCGCCAATCTTTTGTTTTCTTTGGCCGCATCAGCGGCAGCTTTAGCTGCGGCTTTTTGCGCGTCAGCTTCTTTTTTTAATCCGCCCTCGTACTCTGCAACGGTCTTGCTTAATTCGCGCTGCTGCTTTTGTAAATACGCGAGCTGCGCATATTCCTGCGCAGTTAATTGATAGCCTTCTTCACGTTTTTTATTTAATTTATCAATGCCTGCTGTAACTTCGCCAAGCCTCTCTTGCACTTGGCCGATGTTATTATTATCAATCCCGCCGAATAGCCATTGCGTAAATGACGCAGTATTTGCCATGGCTGTAGCAACGCCAGATATTAATTTTACAGCCGCAACAGCAATATCTGAAAGCCCTGACACCAGCGTGTTTATGCCTGCTTTGACCTCTGGAGAGTCTAGCGTTTTTGCAAGGTCGTTTACCGATGATGCTGCGCCATCAAGAGAGCCGTCTGCGCCAGTTATCAATTCCTTGAGCGAATTTTTTACCGCCTCAAGCGCCCCGCCAAAAGTCTTTCTTGCGGCCTCTGCTGCGCCGCCGTATGTGTCTTTAAGTGATGCAAGAATAATATCCTGTGCCTTAGCGCTTTGTCCGGTTTCTTCTAAATGTTTGATAACGTCTTTTTGCGCGTCGGTGAACCGAAAGCCCTGCTTACTGAGTGCGGCCATGCCTTGCGAAGGAACATCTAGAGCGCGTCCGATCAGCTCGCTGGTCTGCTGGATGGTCATGCCGGTGCGAGCTGCCATGTCGGCAGCGGCCTGCAATGCCTTCGGGAATTGCTCGCCTGTGATATTAGTAAATGCCAGCAGCGCTGTCTGCGCTTTGGTGATGTCGCCCCCGTCAAGCGTTGTCGCCTTGCGCATCGAATCGCCCATTTTATTAAGCGAATCTTGCGTGAATCCTGCGGCTTGTCCTGTTGATTTCAACACCGCTGCGAGCTGTGCCTGCTCTGCCGCTGCTTCTGCTGTTTCGCTAGCAATTGCACCAATTGCGGCAACAACGCCGGTTAATGCAGCAGCTCCTGCAAGCATGCCGGTCTTCATGACAGAGCCAAGTTTACCGATGCCATCCGTTGTCTTTTTTGTTTTTTTCTCGACAGCATCAAATCCCTCGATTACTGACCCGTAATTGAGCGCCATGTCGAGCGTAATACTTCCAAGAGATTTTGCCATTTATTATCTCGCCATTACCGCACCAAGTTGAGCCATTTGCCTCATCATGTATTCATGTTCAGACTCTTGCTCATCTTCAATTTCCATGCCTCTTTCGTGAGGCGCAAAGTCATCAAACGTCGATTTCCCGCCATACGCACTGCTAAGAATTGAAGCAACAATAGCAGAGCCAGCCTCAACTCTTCTACCGATGTTCAACGAGCCTCTGAGCGCGATGTACTGCGCCCAGAGTTGCGCTTCCTCGTAGCTTACTGTTTCTTTCGCTTCCGCGATGGTTTTGCCGCCGATGCCGTTGATGACAAGCTCGCACCAGAATTCATCTTCTGGTTTGATTTTTTTTTAACGTCGATAAAAACGGCTTCGTTCAATGCCTTAAAAAGCTGCGGATCAAGATTCTGCGCTTGCTCCAAGGTCATTTGCTCTTGCGCATCACCAAAACGAACGCAGCGATGAATCATGGCTGAGGAAAAACTCACGTCTCCTTTTGCGCAAAATTCAACATCAGCCGCCGATGGTTTTTTTACAAACACATCAATAAAAACAGAGCCACTTTCATGCAACCATTCGACGGTTTTTTTATCAAATGTGTTTGATAAAATTCCGCCAGACTTTATCAGTTCGCTGATATTCATTTACTGGCCTCATGTTTTTGGCGTAAGAGTGATTGCGCCAGAAGTTTGAATTTGCACAGTGGCGGTAACAACGGCATTCAAGGCGAATTCCTGAGGAACATCCGTAAAGAATCCTGTGAATGCTGTAAATGTGCGCGTTGCCGGCAGTGTAAAATCACCACCGGATGCGGTCGGCACATCCGTGCCGTCAGACCAGCCAAGCGCGAATTTAATGCCTTGCGTGCCAGCTTCGTACATATCCCAAATCTTCTTGTGAGAAGATTGGGAAGGGTCGAAGTTAAGCGCGACAGACACAGCCCCCGGACTGCGAAGCCCAGGAATAAAAGACTTTGCGTCAGCCTCCAGACAAGTCGTCTCAATCTGCTCACGAGGCGCAGAAACACCCGTGATTCCGGTTGGGCATTGAATTGCAACGACTGTGGACGGCGTATCAATGAAGTACAAAACTGTACCTTGGGTTTTTTTGGCCATTTTTCATGCTCCTGTGTTAATTTTGAACCGCATTTATCCACGACGAATCAAACGAACTTCGGTAATTCATCGTTTCAAAATCTCTTTCTTCAGCTCTAAAACTTGTTGTATATGCAACGGGTTTTATCGCTGTCATGATTTTATTTGCAACATCTCTTGCCACGATTGAGCCTTGCGAGTGGCTTGAGTACACATCAACCTGTATTTGTATTTCTTCTGCGTCGTAATCGCCCGAAGTTAAATTATTGTCAGGCGTGCCGCTGATTATTTGCCAGACTGCGTAAGGGTACGCCACTCCTTGCGGAGCCATACCAAACGAATAAAATCGGAACTCCTTCTTGCCGTCTTTCAGTAAGGCTCTGCAGGCCGCGTTTTGCGAAACGATAGAAAAAATATCTGGAAGCTGAATCATTTTTCAATCTCCAGTTTCATTTTTGCAACCGCCGAATCCAGTGCCTTTTGAGCATTTGCCGTTATCGCTGGCCGAGCAAATGGCTCTGCCCTGCTATGCTCTGTGCCAAACTCCACCATGTGCCAATGTGGCGTATCTGTTCGCCTGCCCAAGTCGGGGTTACCCTTTTTTATCTTGCCGCCTTTTGTTCGCGCAATGCCCACTTTGGCAGCCGCAATGCCTTTTTGTGATCGGCTGGCGCGAGACGTGACGTTATCCGCAATTTGCCGACCCGTTGCCTTGTCATCAATAGATAGCGCAGATTCCTTGATGGCTTTCCGTATCACGGCTGCGCCAGCACCAACGCCTTTTTTCGCAATCTTCACGATTTCTTTTTGCTTAAAATTGCGAAGATTGTTTAATACATCGGCAGCGCCGTTGACAATTATTGATGTCATTGCCCTTCCCCTGTGCCAACCGTACAAGGAGCGGTCATATATTCTTGTCCGCTGTCTGGGTCATCGAGAAACGCTTGCGGGTTGTAGAGCCTGTCACCGTGTTTTATACGGTCGCTCGGATAAATATCCGCACGTTTGCGCATGATAATCTTTGTCGTTATCTGGCTTTGCTTTGCATCAGATTGCAAAAACTCACGCGCAGAAAGCGGTTCAATCGCAGCCCATACCGTGGCTACAGGCTGCCATGTCCTGACCACTTCGCCAGTGGCTGGGTCTTGTATGACTTCGCCGCCGCCGTCCATGGAGGCCGTCAGTCTCTCAATCACCACTCTGTGTCGCAGTCGACCTGCTGAAATGCTCATGATGATGCGCTCGGTTCGCGGTACGGGTAGAGCAGCGACATCACATAAACCGGCAAATATCCGGCGCTTCCTTCGCCACGCTCGCGGCTCGATGAGTCACGGAATCGATACAGGTCGCCAACCAATAATTTACAAGCACTAATCACGTCAGGCCTGATTGCTGCGTGAGTGTTGTCCGTGTAAATCTGATCGCCGATGTATGTATATATGCTTGCGCTCGCTGCCGTGATGTACGCTTGAATAGCTGAGTCATCATCGGTTGTGTCAACGCGCAGATGCAGGCGAGCGTCGTTTAATGTGATGAGGTCGGTCATAGCGCAACCACTCCAGTTTTATCGACTACGCTCGCGCTGTCGCGCAAATCTTTCCCGTTGCGTCCTCTCTTGACTGCCAGCTTCCAGTCTTTGCATGTCGCGGGCGCTTCGTTCGTTTCTTTTTGCGCAACCCACAGCGAGCCGTCATATGTCACGCAATCGCCTTTTTCAAAACTTCCTTGCGCCCAAACGCCGCGATAAATCAGCGAGTCTATGCGGATTGTTTTCTTGCTATCTCCGACGGAAATTGTCAGCTCTCTTTCGTTTTGTTCGATGCTGATTGCTTCTGCTGGCAGCCCGTCTTTTGGTAGTGGCATTGCCGAAATCGCTGCGTGCGTTTTTTCAATAAAATTTAACGACAGATCAGAAAACCGTCGCTCAAATTTAAGAGCAACCGCATCAATTATCTCGTCTTGGCTGATAGATTTTTCTTCGCGTTTTTCTAGAGCTACAATTCTCTCATCCACGCGCTTTAGCATGGAATCAATCAGCTCTCGAACGGCTGCGCCGAATTTTGCCGCGTCAAATTGCATAAGAAAATTCCTTATTCAGCGCCTCAATTGCCGCTTTTGTTTCGTCGGACTCTTGCACAATCGGCAAGGTCGGATTCGTGCCAAACGGGTCTGCTTGAGCGTCACGTTTCGCCAGCGCCTCAAGGCTGTAGTTTTGCTGCTGCATGTAGATAGCATCACCGCCTACCAATGGCGCAAGCCCTACGCGCTTCCGAGCCTCGTTTGGCGTACTGATAGAGCCGCTGATTGCCTTAGTGAGGGTTTCATAAATTGCGCTTGAGTCCATGCGCATTAAATCCTCAATCTCCAGCTCAACATATTGCATGGCTGGAAGCTCAAGCCCTTGGGTTAGGCATGTCTCCATTTCCTCAATCAAAACCTGTAGACAATCTGCGTAATAGATTAAATTCGCTTCTTGCTGCTTTGCCGGAGAATCGGCCATACCAATTTTGAATGGGGGGACGTGGTAGCAACTCGCCACCACTTCGGCGGTCAATTTTAATTGCTCCACGATTTGGCTATCTACGCCCTTCGCCCGCATTGGCTCGAACTTCAAGCCGTCTCCAACAACCGCCACCCTTCCGGCTTTCTCGCCAGAATATCCTGCGTTGAACCTATCAGATAGCAGTGTAGCCGTATCTTTTGAGATTGCTCCGGGAGCCGTCAAAATCCCCGACATGCTTGCGCCGTTCTGAAAGAAATAATGCGCATCCTCTTGGATTTTTTTCCCAAGCGCCCCCGCTAGAGCCGCCGAAAAAATTGGAGAAACTCCGACCAGTGGGTGAGTCTGTGGCTGGTAGCGGTCGTGAATAATTTCAGATGCCGGAATAATTAAATCCGTTTCTTTTAGTTTTGCTAAAAAATCTTGGCCTAGCCGGTAATAAACCGAGCCGTCCTCAGCAACAAGAGGAAGCACCTTGCCGGGATCAAGAATTGTAAGAGCTGTAATCTTGCCTCTGGCATCTCGCTGCTTTAGCACAAACGTATTTCCCGCGATTAGCTTTGAGGTAATCCACCATTGGCGGAATTGTGTGCTGTTTTGAAACTCGTTTGGTCTTTGTAAAATCGCGTTATTGATGACAACTGGAACGCCGTCGCCGTCTTTTGCTTTTACGTTTACAGAAATTTTCGATATGTCGGCAGAGATTAAAGTCTGGCAGGCGTAAATTGCAAAGAAATCCCGAACATTTGTTAAGTTTATTTCTCTATTTTGCTGCCATGCTCCAGCGAAAGAATCACGAATAAACCCAAAGCCAAAACCACCATTAGTGACGCTCTGCAAGGTTTTTTCTTTTCGCGTAAAAGGCCACATTATTTTTTGCTCTTAACTGCGGATTCTTTTTTAGCTTGCGCTTCTGCCGTCACTTTTTCAGCTAATCCGCGAGCGATTAACCGCTCTGCTGCTGCGTCTTTCAACTCACCAATCACGCCAGTGCGTAGGTTTTTTATCAACATGTTACACCTCAAAAAACGCGAGCCGCCATCCGTGGCAGCTCTCTGTTTTTTACACCCAAGCTGTCCCTAGTACACCAGACACAACATTTGTCCGGCGTTTTTGCCAGTTAATGTAACGCTCTGCTCGGAATGCAATCTGGTTAGTCTGGAACATGTTGACGTAGGTCGGCGATGCTACGCCCTGTGGGTCAGAGTCCATCACCAAACTTGCTTCGCGGGTTGCGTCCAGAGTCACAATACCGTCGTCTGCCAGCCAAATCTCGCTAGCGAAAACTAGCAGGAATGAATTGGTATCAACATGGTTCGACACAATCACTGGTACGCCACTGATTGAGCCTCCACGCGGAGTCATGTCAGGGAAACGGCGAACGTCATTGACTGTCATCAGCATGGCGAGCTTGCGAGCAATAGCAGGAGTAGTGACGTAAACCGCAGAGCTTGGGTCAAAATTACCCGCGTCTGCATTTGCCCACAGCACGTTGATGTCAACCTCTGGCGAGGCAGTGCCAGCCCCGTAGTTTGTCAGAGAATTTGTGATCGACGCTGGCGACACGTTGGCTACAGCTGCTTTCGTAATATCCACGAAGTCCTTGTTCATGCGGAAAACAACTGCCTCAGCCAAGTCATCACGAATTAATCGTTCCGCGCTCGGATTGCTGAATCGCAGTAACTCATCGCTGGCAACGCTAATTGCTGCGATTTTTGCCCAACCCAGATTGGTGTCGGTGTAGCCGCCTTTTGTGACAGGCTTCATCTTTCCTTCGCCAACCCATCCAGCGGTTGATGCTGTGCTTTGCCCTTTAATGTTGACGTTAAAAGGAATTGAGCGCAGCGCAGGAATGCCATTTACACCGAACTGGCCGATGATGGTCAGGGGTCGCAGATAGTTCACAAAATCGCTGGAAATGTTTTGATAATCGACCAGATTACCAGCCCATGCTGCGTCGGTTGTCGTACCAGCCGCCACGGCTGCCTTGATAATTTCGACAACGCGCTCATTCTGCGGATAGCGTTTTTGCGCGATGGCTGAAGCGGTTGATAGGTCGCCGCGTGCAGCTCCCAAGCACGCCGCAAAACGCGCAAACTCGATACCAGGTTCTAGTTTTTCTGGCGATTGTTTAATCACGATTCCACCAGAATATGGAGCTGTTTTTTCATCGCCAACAATCGGTTTTGCGCTGGCGATGCTCGCTTTTTCCAGTGCCTCCACGTCTCGAATTTCAAGTTCGATTGCTTTGATTTCGTCGTTAAGCGTGTCAAAAGTCTCGCGCTCGTCAGCCGTTTTTGTTCGGCCTTCGTCGGAAACTGTTTTTTGCAACGCATCAATGGCTGATTTTTTTTCTGCAATGGTTGCGCTCAAGCGCGTTAAAATCTCACGGTAATTCATGATGTTTTCACCTGATTTTTTGGAAAATTGAACGGATTTTTGCGCAAAACGATGCGCTTTTTTTAACTCGTCGGACGCGACGGATTTGATTTGCGTGATGCTGGCATCTGAATTTGCGGGAATTGTTACGGCTGATAATTCGTAAAAATCCCACTCATCGAATTGCAGGCCGCCGCTGCTTAAAATGCTGTATTTGATAGCTCTGAAGCCAATGGACAGCCCTCGAACAAGGCCGATATTGATACTTTCCCATGCTTCGTCGAGGCGCTCGCCAAGCTTGCCTGCGGCCTTGGAAACAGTGGCCTCAATCTCAATGCCTGCGTCAGTAATAGTGGCTGAGATTACTTGGCCGATGGGCTGGCCGTGGTCGTGCTGCCACAGCAGGGGGATGGGAAGCGTGAACTTTGCGCCCTTCGGCATGACAATATCGTCATATCGATCAGGTGTTGGCGTTGTAGCAATGCCTCGGATGATGCGAGCGTCATCATCAACCGACTTAATGGTCAGCTGCGAGTACGCTCTGCTGGTCTTGATGGCCATATGGCCTCCATCAAAGGGAGTGCGTTGTCGTCACGACAATGCGGTTATTTAAGCCTTATACAGGGGTATGGCTTAAAAATCCAGCGTTTTCAGAAAAAATACATTTCATACTTTTTTTGAGAACCCGCAGGGTTAAGCATGAGAAGCTGCGTGGCGTTGAGGGTCGCCATCAGTGGGTCAATTTTGGCACTGCCACTGACCTGCTTGTCAATTCTGATGGCATTCCCCACTGGCACCACACGGGCATTACCAGCGCACCAGTCCATCATCGCAGAGCCGTCATGCTCGACCTCTTGGCCTGCCAGCTTGCGCTCTAGTGTTTTTATGGCACCGTTCAGCTTCCAGCCTTGCCCGATGGCAACAATTTCTCCGACGGCAAAACCAAAATCCTCGCTTGTCAGCCGATCAACAATCGCCCCGATACCAGCCGCGTCAACGCCGATTGCATTTGTGCTTGGCAGCAGACCTGACTCTTTGACTTGCAGTAAATAAACGCACAACTCTTCAACATCATCACCAATGTTTTTAACAACTGAAAGCGTCCCGTCTTTCTCAAAATCATGCAATCTGTCCGCAATATCTTTGCGCCGCGTCATCACAATCGAATGCGCCCATGCATGATTCCAGTAAAGCCATTTGCCGGTTGTGCTATCTCTCCCTGCTACACATAATCCAAGCAAATCATCAAGTCCGCCGCCATCAATGCCTGCGACCATTACATCACAGCGAACAATCATTTTTTCTAGCGTTATTTCGCTGGCGCATTTTTGCCAAAACTCAGCGCCAGCCCAATTATCATTGGATAATGCCACGCCAATTTCAACATTCAAATGCTTGGCAGCAAAACCACGCATGGATGCTTCGCCGTCATTTTCGGCTTTTTTATACTCTCGTTTCAGGTATTCAATATCAACCGATGCGCCAATATTTGGATTGGTTATGTGCCAATTCTCAGGGTTTCGCCACTCGTCACTTTCAAGCATCTCCTTTGGAAACTCGTATAAAAGCGGTAGGAATTGCGGGTCTTTTATTTTCCCGTCGCGCACGTCTCGCGCATATGCGAGCTTGCTTCTAAATACGCCCGCTGGCGGCTCATCGCTTTGTGTTGTTAAATAAATAACACACCCTTCTGGCCTTGATACAAGTCCGCCGGTTGCTTCTCTCAGCATGTTCTCGCTGTTTTTTCTTTTGCCAAAAAGCCAAAGCTCATCAATCAGAATAAAACTTGCCTTTATACCGCCTACTGTATCGCTGTCGGACGCAATAACTTTTAGCGTAGCCCCAGTAATTCGATGCGTGATGGTGCGAATGTGGTCTTGCACTCGCAAGATTCTTGATAATTCTGCGTCTGCCTTTATCATTCCTCGCAGAGGGTCATACGCATTTTTTGCGATTTCCAATGTGGGCGCGAGAATAATCATCTCGGCATTATTCCGGCCATTTGTTACCAGTGCGGTGAGCATTATTCCGGCCGCGATGGTTGATTTGCTATTTTTTTTAGAGATTAAAACAAAAAACTCGCGGATGAGTCTTTTGTTCTCGGCAAGGTCGTATGCGCCAAAAATATTCCGCACCAAATCTATTGCCCACGGCCTAGCCGCGTCTTTCAGGGAGGGAGTCCCAATCACATCGACCAGTTTTTGCTTGGCGAAAATCTCCGCACATCGGTCGCCAATGTCGGGAAAAATCGGATCTGGCAAGATGCTCTCGCCAGACTTGAGCTTGTCTTGCCAGTCAAGGCAGGCCGTCATTTAACCAGCCCAAGCTTGATTGGTGAGTACTCGCCATCGGTGTAGTCGCTCATTGCCGCCGATTGAGAGGCATCATACCGGCTCCGTGATGTGGCAATACCAAGCCCTCTGGACTGAGCCAGAAGTAGCCTCTGCTGAGTCTGCTCCATCTTGATAAGCTCTGGGTCTAGTCCTGCTGTGGCGATGGCCGCCTGTATCTCTGAAAGTCGCTGTGACGATATGCAAAACTGCTCCAATAGGGAAAGCAAGGCTCTGTCGCCGCGAATCGTTGGTCGTTCTGCCAGAATCGACTCATATAACTGTTTGAATGGTTTTTTTAGCATTTTATCACCTCAAAATTAACCAAAAATCTCTGCGTGAG